TTCTGGTTGTCCATCGACATCAACATTGGTTGTGTCGACTGTGATTCCTGTGTTGTCAACTGTGTAACTGTTTGGATCTGCTGGTTTTCCATCTTCGTTGGTTGGTACAATGTAAAATTTAACCGTGTCATAACCACTGTAAGGTACTTCGTATTCTGCTTGTGTAAGTATAGCATCGTTGATTTCTCTATCTTTAACCACTGTGGCAAAGGTTTCTTGTTCCGTAAGAGGTGTAAACTCTTCCCAATGAGTAGTTGTACTAATATCTACACTTGGATTAACATCTCGTATTGCCTTATAGTAAGTGTCTCCAGCAAGTACAATACTTCCTTTTGGATAGTAATTGCCATTGTCCCAAATGTTTTTCTCTTCAAATGGCTTTTTAAGTATGTCATAATACTCTTGAGCACTAACAAGTGGTGTTGCTTTTACACGCCACAAGTGCGGTAACCAAGTTTGTGAAAACCCTTCACTGGCAAAAGCTGCATCTTGTATTACGTAATATTTTGGTATAGCACGTGCAATGCCACTGTCTAATGGATTGTAATCTTTTAAGTTTGGAAGCTCTAATACATCACCACTCATAAGTTTACGACCAAGTGTGTCGATCATAAAGTTATAATGGAATGTGATAAACAGTGTGTCGTTGTTTAAGAATAAACCAAATTGACTCAGATCAAAGTCTATGTCTTGTGCATTGTATACACCACGCATTTGGTATACATCATCGTCATACTTTCTGTCTCTGTTTTCTAATAGAAACAAATCTTCAATAAACAGTGGAGACTCGCTGGAATAAGCAGGCTGTGTGGCATCTTGTGTGCCGCCGCTTACACTTGAGCTATCATCACCGTGTGGTGTTGGTCCAAGATATTTGTGAATAAACATATCAACACCGCCAACCTGGTACATTTCCATAACAGTGCGGTCAATAAATTTGTAATCGTTTTGTCGATTTGGGCGATATAAACTTAGTCTAGGCATACAGTAATCCTTCTTACTGTATTTATGGCCTTAGATAGCAACCTTCACTGGATCGTTACCAGTGATAGTAGATAACTTCTTACAGATGCCACTAACTTCTTCGAGAGTTAAAAATCCTTTTACAGTATCGCCCTCTGCGGTTATTCCTGGGAGTTCAACACCGTGACCACTTTTATCACTTACCATTATTTCAAATAAGCCTTGTGGTCCACCATAACTGCCTTCATGTTGTATAATACTTAACTCATACTTTTTATAATCAAGTACAAGTTGGATGCCTTTATGGTATTTGCTTACATCAAACGATAATCCTAATAATGATTCATTCATTGTTTTGCCTTCATGGTTTCTAGTTTGGTAATAAATTGCATCATGTTTGCAATCATTTTATCACTTGCAGTTTGTTGTTCAATACCAGCAGGAATACAAACTGCTTCGATGTCTACACTGTTCAATGCATTTACTGCTTCTGTACAGGTTGCTTTATCTGCATATGTCATTGGATTAGCCAACATCATTGTTACTAACATAAATTTCATTTTTCAGTTCCTCCGTTTAAAAAACAGTTCATTCTACGCAGAAGATACATTGCATTCTGTGTCCAATATTCTTTGCCCCACGTACCGTCAGCAAAATGTTCTGCGGCTTGCCAGCAGTTGTCTATACGTCGTTCGTATAGTTCCATTTTTTTATGATCCATATTTTAACTCCATTTCATCCTTATAACACTCAACAAAGTTGTAGATAGTTTTTACTAGTTTGATATTATTAACTGAAGCACTTGCTTGAGTATAGTCCATCATAGTAAGTAACTCTGCTTCTGCACTACTAACACTATCGTGCTTGCCAGTTTCATATTCTACATTAACACTATCTTCTTTTACTATTCCAGTAATTTGTATTTTCTTCTTCATATACCATTCCTTTTTTCTAACTGTACATACATAATAACACAGTTAGAGTATAAGTCAACCTTTTTATTTGAAAAGAATAACAAAAGTCTTGCAACTTTTTGGTTGACACACACTATATACATGTTATACTCTTTGTAACAGTTAGATATAGGAGCAAGATATGGCAAAAGGCAAAAACTTATTAAAGCCAGGCACTCGTAAAAAGAAGCCAGTAATTAGAAAGCAACGCAGTAAAGCACTAGACCCTGATTGGTCAACTGCATTGCAAATGAGCGGACAAGCCTATCATAAACACAAGATGGTTTCAGTTGATTGGTATTATCAAGAACGTAAACCTATAGAACTGTTTCCTGATTTACTTGCATGGATGAAAGAAAATCAGTATAGCAAAGACGATATCTCCACAATGAAACGTCATGGACACAACGGAATGGTATATGCAAGCATCTATGCAAGATGTTTACGACAAGGAATGCCAGATATACATCTTGAACACAATGCACACTGGCAAACATTAGCAGGCACTGTTGGCGATGTACAACCAACCACAGATTATGTGAAGAAGAGTGTCAAAGAAGCAATAGCAAGAACTATGCCAGCACCAAAGTTAGTGGTCGACAATACAAAACCAGCGGTTGCACGTAAAAGCATACAAGAGAACATGCGTGATAAGACAATGGATATCGAAGGTGCAGTGCATGAACTGGTTGATCAGTTTATGGCAAACGACTGTAAGGACCCTGACCAGTACAGTCTTATGAAATTGTTACGTGATGAAGGATGTCCGCCGCAAACAATAGATATTATTGCAGATCCACTTAAGGCACAACTAAGTGAAATAAATGAGTTAATGAATCCGCCTAGTAAAAAAGAACAGGCTAAAATGTCAGAACAAGAACTTGATATGATAGCACAACTTGAAGAAGGATATAGCCATTTAGGCAAGTTACAGATACGTGCAATGCAAAAGTTTTTTGAACGTGTAGTTGCTGAGTGTGCAAGTTATGTACAGGTTAAAAAAGCAGACAGACAACCACGTCCAACAAAACAAAAGACACCAGCACAGTTGGTAAGAAAGTTCAAGTATCTTAAGAAATTTGAAGAACTAGGACTTGCGAGTGTTAGTGCAGAGAAAATGGTAAATGGCAGTGAAGCATGGCTTTATAATACCAAAACACGTAAACTAATCTATGTTATTGCTGATGAGGTTATTAAAACCTACAGTATAAAAAGCAACAGTGTAATTGGTTTTGATCCAAACAAAAGTGTACAAAAAACACTGCGTAAACCTGTAGAACAAATCAAAGAACTAATGAAAGGCGGCAAGCCTAACAATAGAAAACAGTTCGCTGGTATTAAGGCTACTGAAATAAAGTACAATGGTAGAGGTAACGAACACGTTGTTATACTCAAGGCATGGTAATTTGCATAAATACTATCATAGGATGGTATTATGGCAGAAGCACAACAAACACTTGATCAAACATTAGAAACTAAGAAGCAAGAAACATTCGACTATGTAAAGTTGCAGTTAGGCGAAGGCATAATTGACACAGAACTTGATGCTAGTCATTATGAGGCTGCTTATCAAAGAACAATTGGTACATATAGACAACGAGCAGAAAATGCTTTTGAAGAAAGTTATACCTTTCTTACACTAGCAGATGACACAAACATCTATACACTACCAAGAGAAATTAAAACTGTTAGACAAGTGTATAGACGTACCATTGGTTTTGATAATGGCGGAGAAGGTACTGCATTTGAACCATTTAGTGCAGCGGCATTAAACACCTATTTGCTTAACGGAAACCAAATGGGTGGACTTGCAACATACGATTTCTATGCACAGTATGTTGAACTAACTGCTAAGATGTTTGGTGGCTTTCTCAATTACAATTATAATAGTGCAACCAATCAATTAACACTGATGCGTGATATCAAAGGGTCTGGTGAAACTGTCTTACTTTGGTGTTATAATCTGCGTCCCGAAGTACAACTATTAAGTGACTTCTCTACTATGCAATGGATAAGAGATTACATGGTTGGTAATTGTAAACTAATCATTGGAGAAGCAAGAGAAAAGTTTGCAACTATTGCAGGCCCACAAGGTGGTACTGCTCTAAACGGTGCACAAATGAAAGCCGAAGGTAATGCTATCATGGATGCAAAAATTGAAGAACTTAAACTTTATGTAGATGGGTCACAACCATTGATGTGGGTTATTGGCTAATGCGTGTCGAAGAATTTGTTACT